TTCACGAAGGAACTTCATCACTCTGTTTACTGGACGACACGTTTGATCTGCTAATCGATTGACGATCTTACATAAATAGATAACAGCAGTTAACATCTCACCAGTCGATGACCAGTTGTGATTGACTCCGATACTTTTAAATACATCTTGTACCAAGTTATAGTGGGTCGCACCGTATGGTCTGTTCATGATGGCAAGCTTCGCTAACTTCCTAGAGATGCCATACTTCAACCACTCTTGTGCTATTATACTTTCATCTTGTTTTAACTCATCGTACACACGGTCAGCAAACTCTTGGTACATATCGTTAGCTCGGTCCTCTTCTACCAAGTTACACATTCTCCCCGTCTCTTTGTCCCGTAGTAATAACGAAAGGATTTGCATACCGTTGTTGCTACAGTCCTGACGAACAGGTAGATACGATACATATCCGTACCCCTCTTCTGTGAATTGCTTGTACTCCAGACAAAAGCGAAGGAAACAAAACGGATCACTTGCATCGGTCCACCAATCTGTACCGTGTGGATCATTCGCAGCTTCAAGTATAAACTTCTGTCGCTTACCTACCCACTCCAGTCGCTCTTCTCTTGTACCTTTTACTCCCCACATATTAGCACCGTGTATAAGTACAGCTTCCAAGTCCTCTTCATCTACCACTTGCTGTCCGTTACTGAAGTCCAACAAGCTCTTCGCTAAGTCAGACCCTTGTGGATGTAAGTAGTACGGAATAGCGTACACTCTACCTCTGTAATCACAACGGTACGGAAAGTAGAACTTATCCCACTCACTATAAAGCTTGGCGAGGTGTAGAATACGGATGGTCAGGTAACGTTTACTAGCGTTCGCTTCGTTAACGCTCTTGATGTCTTTTTGCTTCAGCTTCCACGCCCGTAACTCATGCTCATCATCTCCATTGTACCTCGGTTGCTCTGGTATCTCACTAAAGTTCGGTATGTTTCCAACCACTCGCTTATTATCGTAACATTTTCGAGTAATTTCTAAAATCTCTTTGTTGATTTTCCAACTTACCTTTTGAAGTTTATTAACAGCACTGAATGCGTGTGTATAACTACTCTCGTAATCTTTAAACCACGACATCGGTTTCCCCGTGAAGAACTCTTGAGGAGGCATGTGCTTTAAGCTGTACCCTCCACCGATCAACTCGTACCAATCAACAGGTTCGTCAGGTAATGCCATCTTAAATACACGAGTCGTTTCTTTCCACGCATCAAATCGTTTGACCCAATCCGTATACTCACCACTCGGTACACATATACGCTCCGGTTTGTGTCCCTTCTGTGTGCCGAAAGCAAATCCGATTTGCCAGATGCCAGTTTCAGTGCGGATTTCTTCAAGTAACCACGCCCCCAGACCCGCCTTACACTTAGCATCCCACAGCGTGAACCGTTCCTCCTCATAGTCGTAAAACTGTTTGAGCTTCATCGCTTTCGAACGATCGTCAAAGGCAAGTAAGTCTTTCTTGTGCGGGTGCATCTCTTCCATCGCTTTGTCCCACCTCGCTTGGTTCTCAAATGCTTTACCGATCTTATACGCCATCCGTCCGACAGGTAAATTGAACTGGAGGTTATCAAGCACGGTCTGTAAAGCCATCGATGCTATCTGATACGGACACATATCCAATACGAAGGTAAGGAATAACGGAGTGGTGTGCTCGGTGTTACCTCCAAAGGTGTACATGAAATCATCCACCCTCTTACCTAACCTCGGAGCCATGACTTTTAACATACGCTTAGATGCTTCCGTCTTACTCGACTCCCCTTCCATTCGTAGTTTAGCTTGTCGGTTACGGTACGCTGTGCGTCCCCACTCCCTCATCCGCCAAGTCGGCCCTCTAGTTTGCTTTGTCATATGTTACTGTGAATAGTTATTGAACCAACAGCTTGGCAGTGTACGAGCAGTAGATGTACGATACGCTACCAATCTTCCGTCCTCAGTCCGTTCGTACTCTCCGTTCTTGTCCATCTTAAATCCAGTCACTTGGTTCTGTGAGAAGAAATAATCGAAACCTTGACGGATAGCTTCGTGATCCACCCCACCCCAATTAAACAGCGGTACATCAGTCGGTTCGAAGTCTGCGTACTCTATCATCTTCAGTTAATATATCGTTCTCTGCTTCCCAGAATTGTCCGTCCACATAAAACGGTTCACTTTCTTGGGTCTTCAAGTCGGTGTTCGAACAGGAAGTCTTCAATCTCATCCTCATCCAGTCCTTCAATCTCTTCCAGTATCCACTCTCGTTCTCTCTCTTCTTCATCTGCTAAATCATATGGGTTGTTGCTGTTTAACCAGCAGTCGTAGTTGTATCCGTTCATATCGTTGTTGTATTTCGTTCGGGTAAATAAGCCTGTATTAATCACGGTACATCCAACAGGTAAAGATTATTGCCACCAGTGCTACGCAAAATAGTGTCATCATAGTCATAAGTATATATTCTCCTTCAGTTAAGGTCATTGCATAGTTTAGGTTCTTTGTTATTACATAGATGATTAACTTGTAATTTGTATTCAGTCACAGCTTCATCGTAGTTTTCAAACTCGTAGCCGTCTACATATTCATCGGTTACCTCATCACGGACATCTACGATCCAAGTCTCTTCATCAAGGACTCGTAACATAACTTCGTAGCCGTATAAATCACCGCTGTACTTTTCTTTGTCTTCACTCATTGATGTATCTCTCCTCTTCGGTAATGTTTATATCAATGCGGTCACTTATGCTGTCGTCTACATCAAAATCAAATAACTCACCATCGTTCCTGTATATATGAACAGGTAAGTCTTGGTCGCATTCTTCTAGTAGTTTTATTAACTCTTTTACTCTCATTGGTTTTGTATTGGGTTGTCGGTGTTTTGTCGGATAACGCCCTCTATTGTGGACGCTTCACGCTCCCTATTGTTCGCTTTGCTCTCAGCGTCCGCTTTCAGCTCCCTATTAAATTGCTCCCTCTCTAGCTCTAATAGCCTCTCGCGGACAGTTATGTTATCGGGCATCTTGTGCTTCAAGGACAGGTAATGCTGTATCAAAGCCTCAAGGCTATCGTCACATAAATCGTTCATATCTAGGAAATCTTGGTCAGTTAATTTGTTATCGGATTGCATGTATCGCACAGATTGGATTCGTTTTCACGCAAGTGCAAGTCATTATCGCACTCCTTGCATTTTTTACGCTTCGGTAAGGATCGGCTAAGCTCCTTGATAACACCCTTTGCTTGCTCGATGAAGTGCTCCTTTGATTCCGCTGTGCCTTGATATTCTGGATGGTTACGACAAGCCCATATAAGCTGTGGACAGGTAAGGTATCGCTCGCTGTCGATTCTATAGAAGAAAGCAACCTTGCGTCCGTTATGGTCGGTTAGGTAGATGGTGACGCTCATGGTCAGGTAAGGTTTATGAACTGAAGATTGCTAACAAGATAAGAAGCCATCCGATACAGCAGATAACTGGAAAAGCGTAGCCAAGGAAGTTGTTTAGCTTGGTATTGAATAGCTTGTCCACCTCTTTGTCTATCATGTCGGATGGTGTTGGTATGCGATTGATTACTTTCATATTGGTATTTATTGGTTGTTTGGTTTGTACGGACAGGTAAGCTGTCTTGCTCCCTTAAATCTACGGACAGGTAAGTTGTCAAACATATAATTCAAGGAGTTATTCACAGCGGTTTACCTAGACACAAAAAAACCCCACCCGATTAAAGGTGAGGTTTAAAGGTTGAATGTTAACGAAGGACGGCCGGATTGATGTCATTAGCTATCATACGCAGTGCATCTACGATGTCCACTTTCTCGATCTGTACTGGCTGGCCTGATTGCATGATCTCCTTGAGTCTTCCTGCTAAGTTTTGGCGGTTTTCCAATTTGCGGTTTATGGCGTCAACTTTAGCGATCATGGCGTCAACTTTAGTGGTCATGGCTTTTACTTGATCAATCATGGTTTTGTTTTGTGTATTCATTCTATTAGGTATTTTTGGTTTTGATTGGTTTGATCGAAAGCTGAATTGCTAGCGATTCCTTACCCATGCCATAGCTGTCAATAGCTGTCCAATAAAATTTTAACAAATCGAATCGTATAAGCTGTGCTGATCGTAACTATTAGCGATTGTTATTGATCGTTTGTGATCGTTTCAAGTGGTAAGTCTGAGCGATTGTGAGCGATAGTCGAACGCGAAAAAAGAAAAAGATAAACATGACTAATGAGAATCGATTATCAATTAAGAACCAAGCTTTGATCCAATAACAACTGACGCAATCTACCCTGTTTACCTGTTGATTTGCGAAAAAAAGAGAAGCTTTTAGCTAAACTTTGGAAATCTGTTTTGTAAATCGTTGATAGTCAACATAGTTCGCACAACATTGATTATGTCTAATTGTAATAACATACCCCTCCCTATAAGAATCTTGCGGGTACACGCGGGGTAAAAATTTGCACGCGTATATAGCGTAAGGGCTTCACATTTTTTTATTAAAACCTTTCGAGGTACTTACTTTTGCTTGTTATCTAAAGCTTTTACAGCTTCTCTTATACCAGCGTCTATAGCGATCCTTACGTAATCCTCATCGGTCGCTGCCTCTTTGCCCCATTTAACAAGCATATCGTGGGTTTTATCTTCCATCTCCAGTTCCATATTTACGTGCATCTCCTCTTCCTCTGAGACGATCTTGATGATTGGTAG